AATATACTGCGGTGTAAAATATACGACACTAGATTCAGTGGTTGTAAAATTTATCCCACAGTGGAAAATCTACAAAGGGAAGTATACCTTGGTTGCGGTTATTATCTTGAAGAAGTATAATCAAATCGCTTGACTTCAAACGGGATTTAGCATATAATATAGTATATGCTGAACCTTATCTCTGACTACGTTAAAACAATACTACCCGCAAAACGCAAACCAGCGTCTAACGGTTGGGTTAAGTTTAATGGCGTATGTTGTCCGCATAATGGCGAAACAGCAGACCACAAAATGCGTGGAGGAGTACACAGCAACGCAGACGGAAGCGTGTCCTACCACTGCTTCAACTGTTCATACAAAGCATCATACATACCGGGTCGTCCCTTAACATTTAAGTTTCGTAAACTACTTGGTTGGTTAGGTGCAAGTGACGGTGAAGTTAAACGGTTAGTAATCGAAGCAATTCGCATTAAAGACTTAGTCGGACCAACAGAACATAAAGAAGAAGTAAAAGAAGAGATTATAATTAAGGCACGTACATTGCCCGACAACATACAATCATTCTCTGAACTAACTACGCTACATCCAGCCGCAGAGTATTGCTACGATAGAAAAATTGACTTAACGAAGTATAACTTTTATGTGACTGAAAGTAAACAACACTCATTATACAAACGTGTAATCATTCCGTGCTATTGGAAGAATAATATAATTGGCTATACAGCACGTGCATTTACTGATGATGTTAAGCCAAAGTATCATAACAATTACGAATCAAACTTTGTGTTTAACACAGATCAACAGCAACGTGACTGGAAGTTTGTAATTGTATGTGAGGGACCATTTGATGCAATGGCAGTGGATGGAGTCGCAGTACTTGGTAATGACATTAGTGAGATACAAGCAGACATTATAGATAGCTTGGGTCGAGAAGTTATTGTTGTTGCTGATACTGATGTTAGTGGTGCTAAAACAATAGATGCGGCAATTAAGTATGGATGGAGTGTAAGTTTCCCAATCTGGCAAGAAGATGCCGACTGTAAAGATATTAGTGCTGCAGTAGTAAAGTATGGCAAACTGTTTGTGCTTAAGAGCATTATTGATGCTAAAGAAACGAGCAAATTAAAAATAGAATTACTACGAAAAAGAATGTATAATTAAACATATGAGCAAAGAATATTCACCAGACCTACAACGTTTATTTTTAGAAATGATGTTACAAGACCCGCAAAGTTATGTGCGAGTGCAAAACATCTACAACCCCGAAAACTTCGATAGAAGTCTACGTGATGCTGCTAAATTTATTAAACAACACAGCGATGACTACAGAACACTGCCGACTATTGACCAAGTACAAGCAGTAACTACAGTCACGCTTAAACACGTGCCCGACTTAACAGCAGATCACTATAGCTGGTTCATGACAGAGTTTGAGGGCTTTACTAAACGACAAGAAATTGAACGTGCAATTCTTGCGGCAGCAGACTTACTTGAGAAGGGCGATTACGACCCAGTTGAGAAACTAATTAAAGATGCTGTACAAATCTCGCTTACTAAGGACTTGGGTACAGATTACTTTGCTGACCCGCATGCACGTATTGACAAATACTTTAACAGTGGTGGACAAGTAAGTACTGGTTGGCCGCAAATGGATAAGATACTTTACGGTGGCTTTAGTCGCGGTGAGCTTAACATATTTGCTGGCGGATCTGGCTCAGGCAAATCGCTTGTTATGATGAACATTGCGCTTAGTTGGTTGCAAATGGGACTTAGTGGTGTGTATGTAACACTTGAACTTAGTGAAGAACTATGTTCATTACGTACAGATGCGATGCTTACTGGTATGAGTACTAAAGACATTAGAAAAGATATTAGTACAACTGAACTTAAAGTTAAGATGGTAGGTAAGAAAGCAGGACAATATCGTGTTAAAGGCTTCCCAGCGCAAAGTACAGTAAATGACATACGTAGTTTTCTAAAAGAATATCAAATTCAGACTGGTAATAAAGTTGACTTTGTTATGGTAGATTACTTAGACTTAGTAATGCCAGTGTCAATTAAAGTTAACCCAAATGACCAGTTTATTAAAGACAAGTATGTAGCAGAAGAATTGCGCAACTTAGCAAAAGAGCTTAATGTATTACTTGTAACAGCATCACAATTAAATCGTAGTGCAGTTGAAGAAATTGAGTTTGATCATAGTCATATTGCTGGTGGTATTAGTAAGATTAATACAGCAGATAACGTGTTTGGTATTTTTACAAGCAGAGCAATGAAAGAACGTGGTCGCTATCAGTTACAATGTATGAAGTCACGTAGTTCAACTGGTGTAGGACATAAAGTTGATTTGGAATACAGCATCGAAACAATGCGTATTACAGATAACGGTGAAGAATCATCAGGCGATGGCAATGGCGCAAGCAGAAATGTAAGTAACGTGCTAAACAACATTAAGCCAAACTCGACAGTTAATAAAGACACTGGTGAAATTACAGATCATCCAAAGATTAACGCAACTGTAGACAGTAGCAAACTTAAAAGCATGCTTGCTGGCTTGAAGAATAGCAGCGAATGAGCGAACAAAAAAACATACATTGCCCGATGATTCATGGTGGTCTCAATATAGATCTTAAGAATGAATCTTCGTTAGTACATATTAAACCATGTTGTTTGTTGCCTTCCGGTTATAATTCTGCCGTCGGAACTGATTTATGGAATGATAACAGCTTAATACCTTTACGAGAGCTCAATGATAAAAATGAATGGAATCCTGGGTGCTGGACCTGTCGGGGCAACGAGGCAGCAGGACTAACAAGTTTTCGGACAGGTATGCTAGAAAAGTTCGGTTACCGAACTCAGCTATCGGGCCCACAACGATTAGATTTAATGTTTGATATAAGTTGCAATCTAGCCTGTAGAACCTGCGGGCCACATTCGAGTACATTTTGGCAAAAACATTTAAAAGAAAATAAAATAACTTTTAATACTACGTCTCCGATATCCAAAGCCGATGAGATGATCGCAATATTAAAAACATTAGATTTGAGTAATTTAGAAATGGTTGTATTTTGTGGTGGAGAAACACTAATGGGGAATGGCTATTGGCGTGTGGCAGATGCCATTGCTGAGTTAGTACCACACGCCAAGGAAAAATTAATTATAAGTTTTCAAACAAACGGAACACAACCTATAAATGAAAAATATTTTAGTATAATCGAAAAATTTCATCTAATAAAACTTAATATTAGTTTAGATGGAATTGGTGAACGATTTGAATATTTACGTTGGCCGGCCAAGTGGGAACAGGTTACTAATAATATAATTAATTTAAGAGAAATTCTGCCCGTTAATGTTATGTTTCTAATTGAAGAAACTATAAGTATTTTCAATTTATATTACCAAGATGAATTAGATTGTTGGATAAAAAATAATTTTTCTGTAAATCGATTGGGTGACACAGTAACACATACCCGACATGCCGCAACCGGAATGTATAGTTTGTTTAATCTATCGCAACAATATGTAGACGGGCTTGTTGATAATCCATTGAAGAATTTACTTAATCCGGCATGGTCGGAAAATCCATTGAAAATCCAAGAAATGATTGATAATATTACAAAATTTGATAATATTCGTTGTGAAGATTGGACAAAAATCTTTCCGGAAGTAGCAGAATTCTATGCTAATTATCTATAATTAGTTTTGCAATTTCTGGCATATAATCAACTATTGATATTGTTTTTAACAAATCTTGGCGATGTATTTCTTTTTTAAGTGTTATTAAATTTATATCAGATTTATCTATGTTTAAAAATCCATTGATATCATTGGAGTATTTTTGATTCTTTTCTTTAATAATATCTTTAACATGTTTTGGCAAATTTGAAGGGGAGAAGTGATCTGGTTCTGTTATTTGTTTACATAGATATGTAAGATTTTGTTCATTGAAAAAATCAATTAGGTCACTGTAATAATAAATGTTTAAATTAGATATCATAGCAC